GTTGGAACAACAGGCTCTTTCTTGTCGATAGTGTATTTAAAAAAAGTAGGTCTATCATCAAAGCTAGTTGCTGAGAAACTCTTTTCAGCTAACAGCTTAAACTCATAACCTATTTCAACTCCTTGTGCTGTGATATAATCGATAATATCGCAATAGTTCCCCTCCTTAATTCCAATAAGAAAATCATCACCGCCAACACATAGGTTGAGATTTTTATGAGAAATTTTCCTACAGACATGAAGAAGATTCACCATATTAATTAATGAACCATATAATGATGTTGATTTTACACCAGATGGCAGACCATGCATAATTCTATATAGATGACCACCGGGAGTGATGTAATCTTTGATACCAACAGTATCGAATATTGCAATAAAATGATTGTCAATATCTTCATCATCAATATCATAGAATAATCTAGATAAAGAAACAGCAATTATGATGTCAGTTATGAAAAGTGATGAGTCGAACTTAACAACGTCACCTTCAATAATCTGACTACAATTGATGAAATCATTATATAGTCTTTCATATTTTGAAATATTATTTCCAATATAAACCGGACCAGAACCGCGATCTTTTATAAAATCGCTAATCTGATCAATCCAAGGTGAATCACACAACTCGCCATGGAATTCAGGCATATGTACAGCTCTACTTTTAACTTCATCTCCATTTTCATATGAATCTTCACGTTTATTACGAGCTCCGACGGAGAAAGTATGTGGAAAGATTTTATTCCTGGAGATTATTTGCTTCTTAAATGAAGCCCTTTCAATGTTACGCCATCTCTGTTTAGCAATTATTAACGCATCATTCAATGCGTCCTGTTTAGTAGGTTGATTTAAATACTCATTAAAGGTGAAACCAGCGAACGTTCTTAGATTAAATTTACTAGTAATCATATCATCAGAGCAACACTTGGGAAGTTGAGAAATCTTCATTTTCCTAATACAAGACTTAATCGCTCTCTCCTTCTCTTTAATTAATTTAATGTTAGGAAGAGAAGAAAATCTTGAACTAGAAGGAGGAATCATAGTACGCTGAATAGTTGACTTGTTAGTCTTAAAGCAACCATTAATAGTGACAACTTTGTTAACATCAATATCAAATTTTTCCAAAATTTTCTTATGAACATTAGAAAACTCACTTAAGGGGTCAGGCTGTCTTCTACTGTGTTGGAGACGATCACCATTACGCACAATGTGCCTCCCAAGATAAAATGAATTACAACTATCAGCCTCAAGATCACCTTTAAATTGTTTTTTCTTTCCTCTTTTAACAATAATATTGCCATTCAATGCAACATAAGATAAATTAACTGAATTATCAGTAGAGACCTTCTTAAAACCAATACTATTAAGTGTTGAATGTGAAACAGAATTCTTGCTAGCAGCATAACCGCCAGTTTTAATGTGGTACGGGCAATGAATGTTCTTATAGAAATAAGAAATCAATTTTTCCGAAAAAGATAAAAATTTTTCGTAACCACGCTCCACACCAAGTTTTATAACTTTACGGGAAGAATATAAGAATTAGGATCAAGTAGATACTTTTCAACTTGGTTCTTACGAACAGACAATCTAGCAAGTTTAATATAGCGCTTCTTCCATT